AATTGTAGCCAATGCGCCAATATTACCACACCATTCACCATTAATTTGTTCTTTAATTTCTTTTACATTTCCTTTCATTAAAGATTTCCACGGAATTTGTAAAACAGTGACATCTTGTTTATAATCCAATTCACACAACCATGTACGCATAAAATTGTAAAGATCTTCTTCTCCATTATATGCTACACGATATTCACGAGCAGTAAACCATTCTTTAAGATTATTAGGATCGTCTGCCCATGTACAACTACCAAGTTCATTAATATACTGTTTCTTGGTTAGATCCTTATTTTCTCTTTCCTTATTCTCCAGGAAAAAGGTCACCTTATATCTACTTGGTTGATCATTGTTAGATGTTTTCACATCTTCCAACCAAATATTGATTCTAAGAATAGTATTCCCAGCATCGTTAACACTTAGATAATCACATTCTTTACTATCTTCTTTCAGATCATATCCTAGTAAAGTTTTATACTCATCTGCTGCAGGATTAACTGCAATTACTTTAGCCTCGAAAAGACCTATGCGTTTTACATAATCTGGTAAGCTAGTATGCTCACGTTTTTCTCCACCAATTGCCATAGCTTTTAATTTTTACTTGTTTTAATTAATTACTTGTTTTATTTATATTTCCATAAATAGTTTTTAAATCTACCATTAATTTTTCTTTTCATAGCATTACTCAAAGATGATTTTCTACAATTTAAAAAGATTGCAGCATTAGTTAGAGAAGTAAAACTTTGAATAAAATTCTTAGCTAAATCATATTGATCTATTACTTTTGAAAATTTTAGTTTAGTAGATTCTAAACATATTTTTCCTTTATTAAGATTAGATAACTTCTTTCTAGTTTCTTTAGATATCACTTTACCAGTGAGACCTTTTGATATACGTTTTCTTGTTTCTTCAGAGACCTCGTGTCCCATCATTCTTTTGGATCTTTTTAATCTACTCTCTTTAGTATGGATTTGATTATTGTTGCCATCCCCACCATTAGTCATATTTGTTAATCTGTATCCATTATCTTTAATATGTTTTATCCAATAGATTTCCCTTTCTATCCAAGTTTCCTGAGTAACTTCCTCTAATATATCCATAAAGAATTCTATATCGTTTGCAATTTGTTTATTTAACCATCTATAGAACCAAGTAGAACTATATCTAAATCTATCTCTATTTAGATGCTCATCCATTCTTTTTGCAAAATCTTTAGCTTTACCAACATATTTTGGTACACCCCATTGATCAGAAAATACGTATATACAAAAAGTGTTATCCATAAATATTATCCCAAAAGGTTATTATAGTTCCATCTGATTCTTGTCTTGAAATTAGTATCTTTCCTTTCAATTTAGGAGATCTACTTCCTGCAACAATACTATCATTTTGAACATCAAAATTAAGATAACGTTCATTCTCATCTACTACCAATTTTGCTAAAGCAGTCACTCTACTTGCAAAAATTGTTTTTAATTTTCCAGTAAGAGAAATTTCACTACCTATCACTTCTTCTTTTCCATTATCTTTAATATATTTATCAGCAATATGAGCAGCATAAATTCTATATGGTGCTATTTGTCTAAACATTTCAATTTGTTGAAGAAACCAATTTCGAGTACTCATATAACCAGCCCCATCAGGTAATGTTAATACTGATTTAAACTCTGGATCAGTCGGTTTATATTTTTCACCATATAATCCATTTGCTAATTTAGGTCTATTAAAATTCTTACCTATAATTCCATTCATATAAGACAGAGTTCCACCGAGGTCGGATAAACTATCAAGATCGGATAATCCATCTATAATTAGATATTCATATTTTCCTTTATTTTCCAATAAAAGATTACGATATTTAATAAAGTTTTGAAAACTTTCCCATTGACTTGTTTCCTGTCCTGTATAAGTAGACATTTTTCTAGCAGGAATATATTCATATCCTCCTTTTTCAAGATCTAGTACAAGAGCATTATGAGTTAATGTAAAATTTCCTAATATAGTTCCTTTTCCACTTTTAGGAATTCCAATTATAGCAAGATCTCTTGGTGCTGATATAACTACTTTACTAATTTCATCTGGTAATATTACATCTTCTTTCTCCATAATTTTCTAATTTTTTTTATTATTTCTGTTTTAAAGTTACTCATTTTTTTCGTTAGAATCATTAAATAGTTTAATTTTTATTCTTGGAAAAGCTTTATTTGGAAAAATCTTTTCCCATTTAATAGTAATAGATTTGATTTTTTCTACTGAAATATTTAATTCTTCTAATACTTTTTTAATATCAGCAATTTCTTGTTTCATATTATAGATATTTGATTTTATTCATTAATATGATTAAATATTATTGCCTGATGTTCCTCAATGATTATATCAGGATCTCTATTAAGAATCTCATTCTCTTCAATATTTTTAATATTGACTAAATCATCTTCCCAATTTCGATTTTTCCAATATAAATAATAATAAGGATATTTAAGTTTATGATATCTTAATTTTTCTGATGATTCTATATATCTCTTTTCTATATGTTTTAAAAGAAGAGATCTGGCAGTAGTCAGAGTATCTGTACTGGTAATATATACATCATACTCCGTATTCCAAATAAATGTTTTCATAGATATTTAATTTTTTCTGGACTAAAAAATTCTAAAGCCTTCTTCAACCACAAAAGCTCGACAGATTCTGTTGAACATATGATTGTTATATGAGCCTTCTTCTCTGGATTATCGTATTCAAAAGACATAGCTCTGTTCAATTTTTGTGCTAAATCTTCTGCATTACTATCAAAATAATTTATAATTATCTGATTTAAAGGTTTATAGGTTATTCCTGTAGCACCAATTTTGACAACTGCCAAATGCTTAATATTGCCTTCTGTAAAATTTTGAAAAGTCATTTTATTGGTTGACTTACTATGAAAAGAAGGTATATCCAAACTATCAGCAACTGCTGTAATACCACAAAAGACCAATATTCTATTATTTTCATACTGTTTTAGTATTTCTTTAGTTTTATTTATTTTACTTAAACTGTTTTGAATAATTCTCATTCTAGCTAAACGCATAAACATTGTATCTCTTCCTTCTTGTTGTTGTTTATTAATAACGTAGGAGAGTATATCAAATTGTTTCTTTTCAGTCTTGCGTTGCTTCTTATAGAGTTGTAGAATTGATGTATCTAAAGGAACTTTGACTACAGTGATATCATAGTCTGATATTACTCCTTCAGATATAGCTTGATCAATGGTGTAAGTTGCTACCACTGGCAGATGCAAATAATCTAGCAGAACTCTTTTAGTATTTGCTGCTAGAGTTCCAGTCAATCCTAGTATAAATTTACATTTCTCTTTTAATTCCTTTACTACTTCTAACTGATTAGGAGATAATAAATGGATTTCATCCAATACAATTAAATCATATGTCTCTAATAAATGTTTCTTTAAAGATACATGTGTAGTATAAGTAACATTACTATCATCATATCCACGTTTAAGAAAATCAGCCTTCCACGAATCTTGAATAGTTACAGTAGGATAAGCTATGAGAATCTTTTTAAATTCTGGTCGTCTTTCGAGAATATTTATTGTATTGAAGATCTTTCCGAATCTGGGACACAAATTCAGAATACCATACATACCTTGCTGAATCCACATATCTGCGAATTCAGATTGTCGCTGGTCCCGAATATTCATATACTATTTAATATTTGATTAATGTAATCCAATCTAAATCTAAGAGCATTCTTTTCTTTTCTAAAATAAGCAATAATACAATGATCGTTTACTACACCATACCATCCAATTAGTCCAGGAGTATTATTTATTCTACATACTTCTTCATCTATTTCTTGTACTTGAACATCTTCTAGAAGTTCATCTAATGTTTTTCCTTTTAATTTTTTCATTTTTGTTATCTATTTGTTTAATTATTGTCTAAAAAGTAAGAATAATTAAATAAAGAACTATAATCAAAATTTTCCATTTCTCTAGGTTTTTTTAATTCTTTAAAAATTCCTGTACTACCCATAAAAGACATTCCTATCCTTAAATCTGCTTCTCCGTAGGAATTTTTTAATACTTTAAGACTTCTAAAAAAATCTCCTCCTGTATTTGGATCTATAAAGTTACTAACAGAATAATTTATGTCTTCTGTTTTATAACGACTAGGTTGAAAAAGTGAGATGACAATATCACTTGCTTCTCCAGGATTACCAGATTCTTTAATATGATCTAACGTAGGTTCTAAATTTTCTATTTTTCTATTCATAGATGATCCTAAGTCTCTATTGATTTGTGAAACTCCTACAGGACTATATCCATATTGATCTCTAAATAATTGACAATATTCTGAAAGTTTATCAATAGCTTCTTTTTTACTCATACTTTTTTCTGGTTTAACAAGTCCATAGTGGTCAATAATAGGAATAACAATCTCATTAGGATGATTAGGAATATAAATTTTAGTATATTCATTCACTTGTTCAAATCTACCATTAGCTTCTGCATAAGTTTTTACATATTTATAAACTCCAGTTGGGTTTTGAGCTCCCTCTACTATATCACAAAATTCATCTAACTCATCCATATAATTTTTAAAAGAAAGAACTAATTCATGTTCTTCAGGAGTAAGTTTAATATCCCACCATCCTAACAATTTACTAATAGGAAGTAAAATACCTTGAGATAAAAATATTTCTCTACTTAACCATTTTGCTAATATATATACTTTACTTCTTTCCATAGAAAAAAGAATTACTTTCATTTTAATATTGTTTTTCTTTTTCTGTGTTCTTATAAAATCAAAAGGTTGTAAAATATAAGCAGTATGAACTAATGCTGATTTTCCAGTTCCTGTTCCTCCAAAAATTGTTGTAAATATTCTTTTTCTTATTCCTATATATTTATTTAATCTATCAAATCCCATAGGAATTCCATTATTCTTACCTTCTATTCCTTTAAGAATTTCTTCAGATAACAATTCAAAACTACTCATAATATTAAAATTTAAAGATTTAAAACATAGGTATGCCATCATTTCGACCTTCTAGTCCAAATTTTACCTCTTTTGCGAGATCATCAAATATACTCATTAATATTTTTTTAAATCGGGTAGTTTTACCTTTCTTCTTACTTGCCATTCTATCATTAATTGTGCATGATCTTCTACCATTCTAGCCATAACGGGATTTCCTTCATGTAACCGTAATTTTGCTGCCCAACGTAATAGTAAGGCTGGTGCAAATTGATCTTGAGCTCTTAAAAGGAATACTGGTTCATTTTCTGGAATTATACCCAATGGATCTTGAATGCGATTGTAATCTTCTCTTGCGTGTAACATAGTTTTATTTTTAATTGTTTATAAAAAGGATAATTAAAACCACCTACTAAAAATTGATTTTTTAATTTCAATAGGTGGCTCATCTTTCAGCATCAATAACCGTTGTGTTTTCTTATTCCATACCACAATAAAATCACCACTGCCCTGATTCGCAATTCCGATATAAGTGAGATCACCATGTATGGTATCACCAAATTTCAAATGGTTGTCATCTTGTCTCAAGAGAACGAAACCATAAACAACAACATCCAGACCCTCAGCTACGTCAATATATGGAAGGCTGTCATTTCTACGAATTGTAGTGTTTCCTTCTCCATCAATTACAAGTTTTCCATTTTCATCTTTATAAATTTTCATAATTTATTTATTTTAAAAGTTTTCTAATAATATCTAATTGAAAGATGCTA